TTCAATTTTGATACTGCAACATCTGTAGAACTTCCTACATTTGTTTTTGCTTCATCTAGTTCATCTAGTGCATTGGATACTAATTTGTTTAGTACATCAACCTTTGCATCCAAATTCTCTATCTGTTCTGAATTAACTGCACCCTTAGATGACTCTGCAACTTTCTTGAGGTCTTCTGCAATCTTCTCATTGAGAGCTGCACTTTCCCCAGTCTTTGTTGTGAGTTCATCTTGGTCTACAGCAGTGAAACCAAAATCGAAACTATCTGCCATTACTTCTTACCTTTACTTCTCTTAAGTTTTTCTCTTGCATCAACAACTGGTTCTACAGATTCATTACCTTCTGTTTTACCACCATCAAGATTCATTTCTTCTTGAGCTGGTTGTTGTGCAGCCTGTTGTCTGAGTTGTGCTTGAGTTTGACTTTCTGCAATAATGATTTCTCTTAATCTTCCGATTGTTGAGAACTCTTCTGCCTTAAAAGTTCCTCGACTGGCAGCTGTATCAATAACTGCAACCATTTGTGCCAACTCTTTCAAACCCAAAATTTGAGTTTGCATCAAATCAACTGATTCTACATTTTCCATAATATCTCCATAATAATATTGTACATCTAGTCCAAAGGATTAGATGGGAATCTTTTGACTGTTGTTGGAATAGAACCACTCCATGCATCAGTCTGTTTAACTACTGGTTCTTCTGCATTATAGTCACAAGTAATACTTGTGCCTGGCACGAACCAATTCTTAGATGTTGAACTATAAATCATTTCATGTGTAATATTATTCATAGGGTCAACAATTTTTAACAATCCCATTACTGGGTCATAATGTCTGATTTCTGCAATCCTAACTGAACCATTATCAGTGTAGTTAATTGCTCTCTCAGAATCAGTAAGTCCTAGTTTGTTGATTGTTTTTTCCATAGTAGTATTTATATCAATACTACTTAGGAGTTAGGTCAAAACCTGCCAATTCACAAATTTCTTTTGTGACTGACTTGAAAGGCATTGTCTTATCTTTAATTGCAAGTAAGAACTCTGCTTCAGATTTCTCAAGTGACCTTAAAGTGTTTAAGAATATTTCTTCCTGTTTTGATTGTTTACTTGTGCTATTTGCAAGACCACCTTTTACCCAATACTGCATTCTTTTGTAAATACGAATGAATCTTTCTGGAGCCATATCCATTGCACCTTCTGGTGTGTCTGGGTCTCCAATAACAACATTAGATGGTAAACCATCTGGTAAAGTAAACTGAACTCTTTCATCGAATGCAGCCTTAAGTGCATACTTAACATCTGCTCTTCCTACATATTCTTTTAGGATATCAACTTTTGATTGTTTACCTTTAGTCTCTTCAACCAATCCTAATATTTCTACAATACTTGGGTTTCTTGGAAGTTTCTTTGGTGACCATTTAGGTTTTTCAACCTCGATAGTTCCTGTAGTTTCAGACTGAGATATAACTGCATCTGCAATTTTATGTGCCTCTTCCATGTCAGGCCCTTTCAGAACTGTCTTTTGTGTTTCACCTAGAGATTCAATTACTGGTGAACCATTTGCATCTACACCAATGTCTTCCTCTTTTATTCCATTAGAACTTTGGTCTAACTTCTCTAGAGTTTTTTTATTGAGTGACCCTTTAGGTCTTCCTCTTCCTCGTTTTGCCATAATTAAAAGTCTCCAATACTTTCTTCTAAATCCATTAATCTGTTATTGATAAAGTAAGTAAGTAATCCAGCTCTGGATGCAACTTCTACAGTATCATATTCATGTAGGATTTTTTCTTTATACTCATTAGGTATATAGGTCAAGTCTATAAGACTCCTATTCCTTTGTAAGTTTCTATCTACCTCATCATCATTTGCAACCAATGGGTCTTTGATTGAGTCTCTCTTCTTCTTAGAGAGAGGTCTTTGTCTAATACCCTCGACCAAACAATCATCTTGAGATAGAACATTAGGAACACCATCACCAGTATCACCACTTATTACATGGTCAACAAGATACTCTTCTGCTTGTTCCTTTGTTAGTTTTATATTCTTCTTAGTTATAGGTGAGTATTGTTTTACTTTACTATATCTTTGAAGTTGTTGAAAGTCTTTATCTCCACTAACAATCATGATGTTTTCAGTATCACCATACTTTTCACAAAGTACTCCAATGATATCATCTGCTTCACATCTTGATATGTTTATATATTTATAAGGGAAATTTTCTTTTAATTCTTGTCTAATGGTTGTTATGCAATCAAAGATAAGACCCCAGTCTGTTGAGCCTGAGTCTCTACTCTTCTTACGATTTGCTTTATAGAAGGGATATACATCCTTTCTCCATACATTGTGAGAGTCATCTGCAAGGACTAACTCTCCATATGTTCTATGGTATTTCTTACGATACATTGAGAGACTTCTCAATGCAATATGTCTTACTAGGGGTTCATCAATGGGTTCACTTCCACCTCTGGTCTGGGCCATAAGAGATGCAATTAGAACCTGTGTTAGGTCAATTAAAATCATTCAGTTCTCAATAATATAGTGTGTTCGTTTATTCTTCCTGTAGGTTTAGATGATTTTGTGTTTATTTCATCTAATACTTTACTTAATACTATTTTACCACCTTCTTGGATTCTGTCAAGGAAATGTTCTGTCTTATTTCCTATTTTCTTCATAGCACTAAGATTGTTAAACTTTTGAATTGTTGTACCTTTCACTCCAAGTCCACCTCTATCCTCTGCAACAAACTTTGTGACTTCTTTGGTCTTAGTGTTGAATGTCCATAGTTGCATTGCACCCACGATTAACTCTGGGTTAAGTGATGTAAGATGATACTCTGTATCAGTTATTTTGTAGTTTATCTTCTTTGTTTGTTCAGTTGCAGTATAAACTTTTTTCCTTCTTGTCTTTCTTTGTTTTTTCTTACCATCTGCATACTTATCACAACCAGTTCTAATATTAGAAACAAATTTGTAATAGTCTTTTAACCCTTTCTTTGATAAGTATGAATATGCTTCTTTAAGTTGGTCACATGTACCATCCAATGCTTCTTCTAATTCTCTTTCAAGATTAAAGAAGTTATCTCCAACCTTAACTGCAACTGGGCCTGATACTTGTTCTTCTGTTAAGTAAGTAAATACATCAAATGTATTTTTAGGGTTATCAAGAAAACAATCTATTTTATACTCGATTTCTCCAGCATATTCATCTGCTTTGTTTTGGATTCTTTCTTGGATTGATATCTTAGGTTTACTTTTCTTTGTTTTGTAATAATCTTCTTTGATTGACTTTGAAGCTTTTATATCGTGGATACACTTACTAACATGTTCTTTTATGAAATCTGTTGTTTGAGGGTCTAGAAGATTATCTGTAAACATACAAGGTACTGCTATGTTTTGCATTCTTGCAAGTGCAGCTGCAGTTCTAGGAACATAGGATAGTCTTTTGACACCCATATAATGTTCTTTATCGTACCCTCTTTCTTTCATCCATTCTGACAGCCATTCACCACATGATTTATTATCACTCATGTAGTTATACCAATTCAAACATGCATGTTTGTTTCTAGTATCCTCTGCATGAGGTTCTGGGCCATAATGTATTTCATCCAGAGATTTTTGTTTTCTCCTTTTCATATTAATTACTTATAATTTTATAACTTTTAAGTATTATCTTTATCACTGTATTTTACATCATATTTATCATATGGTCTTCTTTTTTTCTGCTCTGAGACCATTTTAGTTGATTCCCATGCAAACCAACCCATGATAATTGTAATGACTAATGCAAAGATATGGTTTACTATTTCCCAATCCATTTTACATCCTTTCTTGGTATTACTTGATATGCACCCTTGTTATATGCTGGTGCAACTGTGAACTTCTTAGACTCTTCCTGTTTCCACGACTTGTCTTCTTGAGGTGAATATCCTGTACCTGTTCCATACGATGGATATTTCTTCCTATGTTCTTCTATTTCTTTTTGTCTATCCAAAACATGTTGTGGTGTTTTGAGAGTTGAGTATGACATAGTATGACACTTCTTCTTAGTTTTTAAACTCTTGGTCTTTCTTTTACGACCAGTCATGTCATACCTTAAACTATTACCTAAATTTATTGTACCCATAATTCTAATAGATTC